TGCTCTCGCAACGCCTTAGATGCCAGTGCAATTTGGAGTGCTTGTGCGCTAATCTGTGCATCTGTCTTTCCAACTGAAGCAATCCTGGCCTTGCTGCTTGCTACATGAACCGTATCTGCCGCTTGGTAGAAACTGCTGAATTCTTTATAGAGGCTGTGGATGTCCTTACCAAGGGCAACTGCTTTTTTATTCCAGCTACGGCAGCCTGTGCCATAGCAAATGCGGTGAAGGGGTCTATCATTTCTTGTACACCACCACCCATCTGCAAATGCGTCCATCTTTGTCAAGGAACTCATTTGCTTTAAGCATCTTGTCCTCTTCTTTCTTTGGGATACGACAAACAAGCAATGTCTTAGTCTCTGTTCCAGGCCAAGGGCTTTCGGCAGAGGCTAATAGAGCATTGAATCCGTGGGTTAGTGGCATTATTTCTTTTGATTTTGTTTATTTTCTATAGTCTCGCAACTTCAACCCAGCTTGATAGCTAGGTGATGCCATGCGACTAGCTGCTGCTGCGCCGCCTAGTTCGCCCAATAGACCGCCAACAACAGCACCAGTAATTGGGTCAACTCCCAATAAAGTAGCCGATAATGCTCCTCCCGTAGCCCCTGTTCCTGTCCTAGTCAAGCGCGGAGCACTAGCAAGGTTAGACGTTGCGGCAGTAGAAAATGCTTCTGGGAAGTTACCAGCAATTCTGCCTAAGGAGGCAATATCGCCTGTAAGCGCATTGTCTTTAGATGTAATCCGAGCCAATTTTGATACATCAACCATACCAGTGTTGAAATCAGTCGCGCCTTCATAAGCATATGTACGCGCCATTTTTTGCCGTGCATCACGGTAACGCTCAAGCAGTTTTGGGTCAGTAATGCTGTTGTCAATCATTGACTCAAGTTCTGTAGCTATTTTTAGATTTGTGTCTGCAATATCCAATGCTTCTGTAGTCGCCGCCTTGTTGTTGTAAGTCATTTTTGCTCGGTTACGCAAAACGCTTATGTTTTTAAGTAGCTTGTCACCAGTCAAGCCTGATTTCGTTTTCAAAATTGCGTCATCAACAATTTTGCTGATAGCGGGTGCGTATTCTTTAGCGCCAATAACATTCAAATCAATACGAACGGCTTCTAGCCTTTGAATCATTTCAGCATCGGCTTGTTGTATTGGTAGCTTTCTAATATCATCATACGGCCCAGCCAAATCAGCGCGAACTTGATTAAATGGTTTAGAGCTGGTTAGTGAAGTAGTGGAATTAACACCTAGCTCATCTTTTGCAATTTGTGTAACGCGAGGGCGATTTACAACCGTAAGCATCTCCGGCCCGCGAGGGCCAGCTAATGCTGAATAAAATTTTGCCGATGGGTCAATGTTTGTTGGGTCAATAACAAGTTTTAACCGCTGGGCTTCTGCGGCTGCGTCTAACTGTGGAGCTTTTGCATACGATTCAGCAGACAAACGCTCGCGTCTAGCTTGCAGCATTGGCTCAAACGGCATTTGAACGCCAGTTTTTACTTGCTCAACAATTGGTGCAGCAGTTTTAGCGACTTGTTTTGCGGCAGAAGGTGCGCCGATTGCCAATGAACTAACAATGTTTTCTACATCACCAACAGGCAACCCCGTGTTTTGAGCCAACCAATTTGTTCCTTTTTGAACATTTCGACCAATAAAATCCATTAGTTGGCGGCTTGATTCTTGTTTGTATTCAGGCGTTTCTGTCACGCCAAAAGTTTTTCCAAATGGCTGGTCTACCGCTTGCGCCATTGCTTGCGTAGATGCTGTAGCCTGTTCTGGTGTTCTCCCAGCAGCCCGTAAAAACGGATATGCGCCATATTGAATAGCGCCAGGAATAATGCTTCCTAGTGTAGTGTCAGCTAAAGATGCAGCACCGCGACCAAATTGCGTTAACCTATCAACAGGTTTGCGTTGAACGGGTGCTTCTAACGCAACAGATTCAACAAATTGTGCAAACGGATTTTCTTGCGGCTCAACAAATTTAGCGAATGGATTTGTAGCCATTTATTTTGCTCCTCTAACGCGTTTTGCAGCACCAGCACCAAATTGTTCATCAAATTGCGCGTCAGTACCTTGGCCTGCTTTAAGAGCGTCAATTGCCTTTTGTGGAATAGCCGTTGTAGCAGATTTACCAGTAGGAATTAACGCTGCTCCATCTGCTGGTTTTGGTTTTCGCGGAGGTAGTTTAAGTTGAGGTGTATATGGAAACTTAACTCCGCGACCTTCTGCGTCAGTTACCTCTGTGTTGTAACGCTCCACGCGCGCTCTAACAGTTTCGGCAATGCGGTCAAGAATTTGCTCTAATGCCGCAGGGTCTGTTCCCAAATTACCCAGTGCTTCAGACAACACACGTTGTTGTTCTTGCGATGGTTGCGAATCCAACTTTTTCAAGTTATCAAGAATGCCTTCAAACAACCTTGTACGCAACACCGTAGCATCAGTAACGCCTTTTGTGCTGATATTAAACCCCAGTCTGTTGTTTAAGAAGCTAGCCGCAGCAAGCAAAGGTTCACCGCCTTTGCCCATAAACGTACTGGCAGTCGGAATAAGTTTCTTTGCGGCTTCAATATTGTCTAGAGTATCTGGCGCATTCTCAAGTACCTTGCGTTTATCGGTTGCTGCTTTTATAAAGTCTTGTTGCGCGGTTACACTGGCTGGTGTAAAAGCGTTTACGTTTGCCACAACTGAAGGTGCGCTTGCTTTTCTGCTTTCCAAATCACGTTTTTTTACCTCTTCATCTACAACTGCGGCCTCTGCTTGGGTTAGTTGGCTAAATCGTTTACCGTAAAGTGTTTGGGAAATTATTTCAGCTTGACCTCCAACTGAAGGAGGTGCTCTATCTGCTGCTGCTTTTTCTGGTTTTAGCTCTAAATCTGCATAGTTACCACTATCAGAAAATTTTGCTAAAGAAGCGGGTGTAAAGTCAGTTGGATTGACATTAGCAATATTTTTGTTGTCTTTAACTTTTTCTGGCTTCAGCACTAAATCATTGTAGTCGTTACTTAACGAAAACGCTGCAACAGAAGCTGGTGTGTAACTGTCAGGATTAACATTGCCAATTAGTCTCTCTGGTTTATCGGCCTTAGGTGGCTTTAATACCAAATCAGCATAATTACCACTCACATTAAACGCCGCAATAGATGCTGGTGTGTAATCAGACGGATTAACGGGGCTAACTAACTTATCAGCCTTGCCAGCTTTAGGAACCAAGTCGCCATAGTTGCTAGATGCTATAAATGCTCTTACAGATTCTGGCGTGTAGTCGGATGGGTTAATTTTTGCAAAAACTGCATCTGTGCTAGCAGCGGCACGGCCTTCTTTCATGCGCTGTTGTGCCAGGGCAAGTTCGCTATTAGCCTTACGAGCGTAATTAGCCAATGCAAATGCCTCTTGCTGGAAACCAGCATCTGCAAGCATCTTTGCGCCGCGCAGCATCGACTCAGGACTGCTCTGGTCAATCTGCTTGGAAATAGCGTTCAGGGCGCTAATGCGCTGCAACTGAGGGTCTACTCCACCCAATGCCCCACCAAGTGCGCCAGCCAGGTTGTAGCCCGCTTGCTGCACACCTACAGCGGCCTGTTGGAATGGGTCAAGGTTTTGCATTGCAACAGCACGATTAAAAACCTGCTGTTGCTGTTGCTGCTGATACATAGCGGGGTTGACCCCGAATAAACCGCCAACAATATCTTCTGCCATGATTATTTCCTATGTTGGGTTAAGTCGAGAAAGCTCTGCGAATAGCATCTTGCAGTTCTGGGCTATTTGCTGCTTGGCTAAACAGATTTCCACTGTAGCTAAAGGCATTAGGTTTATATTGCAAAGCTGCACTGTCTATCATGCCTTGCGAAAGCAGTCGCCCTGCACTGGCATTTGCTGCGGTAGTTCTACCGCCAATGTTTATTCCCATTTCTAATGGTTGTAGGGCAAGGTTTTCTAATCCAGTGGTTGTGTCTATGGCAGTTGCAAACGGAGCGTAAGCAGCAGTTTGACCGCCGTAGTATTTGCCCATCAGGTCGCTACCAGTGCCAAGCAGTCCTGCGCCAAACCTAGCTTGTTGCATTCCAGCCTCTTGGCCTTGTGCAGCTAATGTCAGATTGCTTTGAGCAAGTGCGTTGTAGTAAGCAGCAAGTTCAGGGCTTGTCGCCATTAGGTCGCCGCCTTGGGCAACGGACAAACCTCCGCGACCTTGGGCCTGTAGTTTCGTCTGCAATTGAGCTAATTGCTGCTGTTGCATAGGGTCAAGCAATGCCTGCTGTTTTGCAATGTAGGCAGCAGCCTGCTGTTCAGGAGTTTCCTGTATGTAGCCTTGTCCAAGCTTGAATAGGCTTTGTGCGCCAGTAGTAAGCGGAGCATATGCAGCAGCAGCGCCTTCAGCACCAGTTAGACCCTGTGCAGCCAATGCGCTCAATCGATTTTGGTAGGCTTGGATTTCGGGGCTTGCCGTGTAACCTGCGCCAATCACATTGCCTTGTGCGTCAGTTTGGAAGTTAGATGCGCCAAAGCGAGTGGTAACGCCAACAGGACGGAACTTAGCCGCATCTGCCGCAATACGGGCAGCTTCAACTTGTGCGGCAGCTTGTATCTGTGCGGCTTCTCTTGCTTTCTCTGCCGTGTTAGCAGCACCAAGACCTTGCAATCCACCTGTTATTAGGGATGGAAGAAAAGAAGACGCACCAGTTGCACTTGGTAAAAAGTTAGATATTGCGCTTAAATATCCTGGAGCATCACTCGCTGCACTACCAGCAGGAGCAAATGGCGAGCCGCCTAATCCTCCAAGCGTAGAACCAATACCACTACTTGTTGATGCTCCTGGAAATAATCCAGATATGGCGTTTGTAATAGGAGAAAATAGGCTGCTACCAGCGCCAGCAGCACTTACATACCCTGGTGTAGCACCAGCAACACTAGCCGCAGGCGCAAATGGCGACCCACTTAATCCAGCAAGAGAGGAGCCAAGTCCTCCACCAGCAGCGCTTAAATATCCTGCGCTAGAACCCGCAGCACTAGCAGCAGGGGCAAATGGCGAACTAAGCAATCCAGGAGTAGTTCCTGCAACAATATCAGCGCCGCTGCTGCCAATTGCTGCACTTGCCGCTTCTCCACCACCACCGCCCAAAAGCCCAACATCAACTCCAGGAGTTCCAAGTGCTCCATATCCAGCCGTAGCAAGAGCAGCCAACATTACTGCTTTCTGGAAATCTGGTTGTGATACTGCTTGGTTAAAGCCTGTCATGAGGCCACCAATAACTCCACCTCCAGAACTTGTCCGTTGTCCTTCTTGCGTTACATTTCCTTCAGGGTCATAGAACTTAACTATGTTTGTTGCGGGGTCGTAACTGGTATAGGCTGATTCTCGTTCTGCAAAAGCTGTCCGCTCTCTGCCACCGTCAAGTGCTGGGCCGTATAAGCCACTTGACTGAACTTCTCCACTAGCAATTTTTTGCTCAAAAGCAGTTTGTTGTTGGCTTTTTTGATAAGCTGGGTCATCAGCAAAAGTAAAAGTAGGGGGGCCACCTCTATTGCTGTCTGTTACAACAGGGGTCATTCCAACCCTACCAATTAAAGTCCTTGGAACTCTATCGGTTGCTACGCTGTAAATTGGGTCGCCATACTTCGTGGCAATTGGATTGCCAAGATAGTCTGTTAACTCAGGTGTGTAGTTTCCTGGTATATATTGTTGCGTGTACGATGGGGCTGCTGCTGGCGCGGCTGGCGCTACCAGCGAAGCTAAATATGCATCACGTTCTCTCTGCCACGCCGCTGCCGATGCAGCGTTAGCTTGTGCTATTGCTTCTCCTTGCTCTACCGTTGGCGCTAATGTCAACAAATAGGCATTACGCTCCCTCTGCCACGCTTGTGCAGATTCATAGTTTTCTCTGTCTTGTCTCTGCTGGGCTGTTTCCGTTGCCATATCAGACTCCTAATTAATCTTTACATTGTTCCAGCAGCAATGACATTGCCAATGACAGTGAAGTTCCCACTTGCATCTAGCTTTGCGACACTGGTTCCACTAGATTTAAAAAACAAGACTCCACCAGTTTCTTCCAGCGTAAAGTTTGTCAATGTGCCATTTGCTTTGCTTGCAATGGCAGTTGCAATGTTGTTGAATTCGGTGTCAATCTCTGTGCCTTTTACAACTTTGTTAGAATTGCCAGGCGCAAGTGCGTCTTTAGCTGCAAAGTTAGTTGCTTTGGTGTAATCGGTCATACAAGTTTTCCTCGTTTAGCCTGAATTTCAATTTTTTGGATGCTTACAGCAAAGCCGTTAATGTCCGTCTCATATCCTGTTTGCACTGCTTTGCCAGAACCTGTCGCTTGGCTCACAAGCACTTGCAATTGGATTCCATTGGAATAGACAGCAACAGGAGAGCCATTAGCGCCATATTCAGCAATACCATATTGTGAAACTGTGCTTGGTGGAATTATGATACTTTCTGAAAAAGCCTGACCAGAAAAATCAAATGACCACTTTATTGTGAATCCTTGGCTTGAGCCACCAATGACAGTTACAAGGATTTTCTTCAGAATAGAAGTGATGCCGATGTCACCAAAGTCAGCGTAGTTGGTAAAGTATTGAAGCCTATAGGTTGATGTGTTATCAAGATAGGTATCGTACTTACCAATGTATCCAATTTTTCCAAAGAGCAAGTCGCCATTGCGTTTGGACAAAAAACAAGTTGGCTCAAGAGTGTCCCATACGGTTACACGGGCAGAGCCATCCTGCAACTGCACTTTTGTATCAAATACATAGACCTGTTTTGCAATAGGCAAACTAAGCAAATAAAAGCCATTAATTTCAGAATAAACCGCCTTACAGTTAGCAAGAGTTTCAAGCGCAAGCGCAGCCATCAAGTCATTACGGACATTCTTAGATAGGTCACGCAAAGGCGCAGACTTCTCCTGGATGGTACGCAATAACGAACGTACTCCACTGTTTGACAGGAAAACGATGTCGCTACCTGTAGTGTGGATAGTGTCACGCCCAAGGCATCCAACGCTAGAAATAGAGTCACTCAACTGCATGGTTGCAGGCGTAGTGGCATTAGCGTAAACAAGGATTTGACGCTTGCCAAAGATGAACAGGAACCCATTATGTGAAGCTAGGCCAACAATCTGGTCTGCTCCATTAGGCCAAACACGGCTTACATCTAATGTTCCTGAAGTACCACCACTCCATATATGACCAGTTAACAGGTCAGAAAAAGTGATGGTTGTATTGTCAGTTGTAGTGCTTGCAACCCAAAGGCGACCAAAAGCAGATATGCCAATGTTTGCTAGTGGGACAGTGCCTGCATAGCCAGTTTTCTCGCTTATCCTGCGGAATGTCGTAGTGCTAACGGCAGGGTCATAAATCAGTGGGTCAAAGCCAGTTTGAAAAAAGAACGCGATGCCGTTAAGAGAGCATATCTGCCAATCATTTGCTGTGATTGTTGGTGCAGTGCCTCCACCTCCATAGGTCAGTTCTGTCACTGCATTTGAAGCGCCCAACTTAAACAGTTTGTTGTTGCCTGCAAAGAGAACAGTCAAAGTGCCATCAGATTGCACCAATTCATGGATAACGCCAACATTGTTAGCGCCAAGAGTGCCGCTAGATGGGTTTACCCTAGAGTAACCTTTGCGAGAACCAATACGACCGTACTGGTCAATGATGGCATTTGTGGCAATAGACGCAAAACCTGAAGCCAAGTCCAACGGGGAGTCTTGGGTATTTAACCCAAAAAACCCTGGCGCTGATACGCTGTAGGACTGTAGTGCTTGGCTCATGTTGCAATAAATTCGTTAAAGTCGGGGAAGCGAGTACCTTCCAACGCAATGTAATCAGAGAGCATGGACTTGTACAACAGGAATGCTTCAGAAGAATTCATAGAGCCATCTTCACCACGCTCAATCAATGCACGGGCATAAGCGTTCTGCGCTACCAATACGTCAGGAACGAGGCATATGGTGCTATCAGAGGACAAGGTAGCCTGTGGCACTGCCAACGAGAAAAGAAGGCTGTAAACGCCATCTGGACGAGGATACAGCGTTACCTTTGCATCGTAGTTTGCATCTACACCATCAAAGATGTATTCGCTTGGGATGGTTGATGCCGGAACAACTGCATAGTTCTGATAGCGATTCATCTGCGTAAAGCTGATGTTTTTCAGTGGA